CCTGGTCTCCAGCATCGCCAGCGTCGAGATAGTCGTCCACCCCGTCGAATGCGACGCCCACTCCAGTCGCCCCGCCGTCGTGCCGCCAATAGGTCGGGGCGGTGCCGGGAGAGCCGGACGCGGTGAACTGCGTCGCGCCGCACGAGCCGTCGCGGAAGTCGCCGCGACAGTCGACGAGCGGCTGTGGCGCGTCGGCCGGAACCGCCCAGTCCCCGCCCGTCGAGCCGAACTGGTAGCGCGCGGCGACCGCCGAGTGCTCGCCCTCCGCCGCCTCGACGAGCTGCGCGCGCACGGGCGCCGCGACGAGCAGCGCGGCCGCAGCCACGCACCCGGCCAGCGCGCGCACGCCGAGCAGCCTGCGCAATCGATCGAGCAGCCGCATCACTGCACCTTCCTCATCGGACAGAAGAGGACCTCGGCTCCGGCGAGGACTATCGCGCCGGCAGGCAGGATGCCGTGGACGACGGGCGCCGCCCCGCTGCCGGCGAACGTGTAGATCCTCGCGGTGCGCGCGGAGTAGAACTCGCTCGGAGCGTCGGCCGTTGCAGTGGCCCCGAGCCTGAGCCAGAGGTCAGTCAGCGCGATCACGCGGTAGGTCACGCCGGTCTGCAGTGTGACGCTGCTCGAGGTGGTCGTGAGGTTCGCGCCGACGCAGTCCCCGGGCATCGCGCTCACGGTGACCGGAGTGCGGCCGTCGGCGTCGGGACCGAGCGCGTGGGCGGGCGCCGCGAAGAGCAGCGCGATGACGGCGAGCGGGAAGACGAAGGGCTTCTTCATGGTGGTGCTCCTGGTGGTGATTGGGCGGCCGCGCGGGCCGCCCGGGTTCAGAACGTCAGCCGCGCGCCGACGCCCGCGCTCGACTCGGTGGGTCGCCATTCGGCGAACCCGAACAGTCCGAAGTTGGAGCGCGGGTGCCAGCCGGCCTCGAGGCGAGCCAGGGGCCCCGACAGCGTCGAGGCCCCGAGCATTGCGTCGAGGTAGCCGCGGCCGACCGGCGTCGTGAGGACACGGTCGAGCCCCTCGCTCAGCTCGCGGCGAGGGGCATCTGAGGGCGGGCGTCCGCCGCGGCGACGGGGGTGCGCTGCCGGGCGACCTTGTCCGCCGAGCTCATGGTCTCGAAGGTCTGGTCGCGCAGCGCGAGTGCCTTCGCATCGGCAGAGAGGTCCTGCACCCCCAGCATCTGGAGGAACTTCGCGCAGGCGAGCTGGTACTTCTGCGCTCCGTCCCCGCCGATCGCCTCGGCGATGTACCAGGACGACTCGGCCGCGCGGATCACCGCCATCTTGGCCGCGTCGGCCTTGCCTCCCTTCCAGATCGAGAAGATGACGAGAGCGAGGGCACCGACAATTGCGGCCCAGCCGCCGACACTCCCGAGGGCACCGGCGAGCCCCGCGAGCGCGGAGGTCGACTCGGCGGGCGCCGCAGCGGCCTGGGCGGGCTGCACCAGGTAGACGACCTGGGGGGCGGCGGCGGCCGGAGCGACGCCAGCGTGCGGCACCGCGACGGCGCCGGCGGCCTCGTCGAGCGCGGTGAGCTGAGCGCCGGCGGGCACGGCCAGTCCAGTGGCGGGCAGTGCGAGGCAGGCGACGATGGCGAGCACGAAACTGAAGCGAGACTTGAACATTGTGCAGCTCCTTGCAGGGTTCAGCGGGTGAAGGTGTTGGGTGGCTGGAAGCGTCGAGCGGGCGACACGCGGGCCGGGGCGGTGTTTCGAAGCGGACGCCGTGCGGCGACTCGCATCCGGGGGCTACGCGCGCTCGGGCCAGTGCCAGCAGCCCGGGACAGGGCCGCTCGAGGGGAGCGCGGAGGTCACCCATAGGGTGTCGGGCCCGTCGAGCAAGACCTGCCCGTTGACACCGTCGACACCTGGGCCGCCTTCGTCCGGCCACACGCGCACGACGACGAGCGGCAACTCGTCGCCGGCCTGCGCGTAGTTGCCACGTCCGCCGATTGCGTCGCGGCTGCGGTTGATCTGCTCGGCCTGCTGGTCCGTGAGCACGTAGTGAACGATGCGGCCGACGGTGGGCTTCTGGTTCTCTGCCATGGGTGGTGCTCCTGCGTTTGGCACACGTCGGCCCAGCCGCGCTCGCGGCGGTGCTGGCGTGGCTGTGGGTGAAGGTCAGCCGATCGGCATCTCTGCCGGCAGCGCCGCGCGGACCTGCTCGAGCACCGCGGCGAACTCGGCCGCGTAGCGCGCGGTCGGGAGCGTGTAGTAGCCGCCGACCGGTGGCCGCTCGGCGGCGCGGTCCGGGCCGAGCATTCGCATGAACCGATCGGCGTCGCAGGCGACGAGGGCCTCGTGCGCGGGCTGGTAGCGCCGCAGCTGCAGGAGCTGCAGGTAGTCGCGCACCGCCTCGGTGTCGGTCGCGTAGCAGCGCCAGCGCTGGGTGATCTTCCGGACCTGGCCGCCGGAGTACTCGAGGTCGCCTCCAGCGAGCGTTGGTCCGGTCCAGCGCGCGCCCGCCGAGACGTTGAAGACGTTCCGCGCCTCGCGCGCCTGGCGCGTGCTCCCCCACCCGCTCTCGTAGGCGGAGTGGGCGACGACGATCGGCCAGCTCTCCTCGGGGATCTGCTCGAGCACGGGCACGCCGGAGAGCGCGCGCAGGAGGCGGATGACGAAGTCTGGACGGGTCATCGCTGGCCTCGCCGTGCATCGAGCATCTCGTCGAGCTTCTTCTCGATGCGCTCGAGCGTCTTCGTCGTAGCGGCCTGGGCATCCTCGACCCGCTGGATGCGCAGCTCGTGTCGGTGAAGGTCTCCCGTCGCGCTCTTGCAGCAGGACTCGGCGGCGACGGCCTTCTCGTCGGCGCTCTTTGCCGTGCTGCTCGCGACCGCGATGCCGCTCACCGCCGACACGGAGAGCCCCGCGATCGTGAGCACGACCGGCCAGGAAAACCGGCTCTTCTCGGTGAACGTCGCCGGCTGCTCGCCGGTCTGGTGCAGCGGGCCAGGGGGCTCGAGTGTCGTGGGGCTCACGCAGGAGTCTCCAGTCCGCCCGGCTCGCGGGCGGCGTGGTGGATGCTGTTGAGGAGGAGCTACTCGGCGACGGAAGCGCCCGCCGCCCGCGCGGCGACCTCGAGGCGGTTGTCGCGGTACCAGTGCCCGCCTCGCGCGAGGGCCATCGCCGACGCGATCACGTAGACGACAGGCATCAGCGGCCCGAACACGAACGCCTGCCGCGTGTGCTCGAGCTCGTGCGCGATCAGCCGCGCGTTGGCGCTCAGCTCAGGCCGCTCGAGCACGATGACCGCGCCCCAGGTGTAGGCCGCGACCGGCAGGCGCGCGAAGAACACGCCGATGATGCCCCGCCCCGTGTTGGCGAACAGCGCCGTTCCGAGGCGCGTAAAGCCAATGAACCGCGCACCGCCGAGGAGCGCCTGCAGGTAGCCGAGCAGCGTGATTGGAAGCGACCAGACGAAGCCGAGGACGATGAGGAGAGTTGGCATTGCCTGTGCCTCACTGGTAGTTGGGAATGCAGATCGGGCCCGCCACGGGCCAGGAGGGCACCATGAAGCGCTTCGTCATCGCCGTAGCCGCAGCCGTCGTCGCAACCGCGTGTCAGGTCGAGGGACCTGCGGGCCCTCAGGGAGAGCAGGGTCCGGTGGGGCCGGCCGCCGGCGCGCCGCTGGAGTCAGGCACGCGGATCCGGATGTTGGTCGGGCGCACCGACGACGGAGCGAAGCTGTTCATGGGCTGGCACGACGCAGAGCTCGGGGTCGACTGCGAGTTCGCGAAGACTGTCGACGGCGAGATCAGGTGCGTTCCGAGTATGGACGTGGTCAGCTTCGTCTTGTACTCGGACGCACAGTGCACGCAGTTCGCCGTTGGTTTGCCCGAGTCTGCGTCAGCCGCAAAATATGCGCGGAATGCTGACAACAATAGAGCGTTTGAAATTGGCGCTCCGGTTCACTTTGAAACTGTTTTCAACATCGGCAGCGATGGGGCATGCAATCGCTGGAATGAGCCATACGACGCCTATACCGCGACGGAGATCACTGCGAGCCTTTCGCGCCTGTCCATCTCTGTTGACTAGGTGGTCTGCGCTCCAAACACGACCAGATCGATCTTGAAGTACAGGCTGGTGAGCGTCATGCCGTTGCCGTAGCGGATCGTCATCTTGTCAGCGGCCTTCGAGTTCACGTGAATGGCCTGCAAATCAAGTTCCGCATGGCTGGCGGTGCGCATGTGGTTCAGCAGAACGGCGTAGTTCGCGCTGCCCATCGCCTGGGCGAACGTGACCTCGACGTCGAGGTCGCTGTTCACGAGCGCCACGCCGGCCACGTTGAACCCATCATTGACCGTGATCACTCCGGTCCCGCCGTCTCGCGTGATCGTGGCCCACGCCTTCGGCATGTTCTTCGCCACCAGCGTGTTCGCCATCGCCGTGTTCGCCGGCGGGTTCGACCCTGCCGCCCCCGTGGTCGTCCCGGTGAACGCGAACCGCCCGTCGGTCGGGAACTGCAGTTTGCTCTGCCAGGCCGAGTCGGAGAACGGCGACGCACTGGCCGCCGGGTAGGCGTAGAACGCGAACGACCCGAAGCCGATGGCGAGCTTGCTCGCGTTGCCGGCCTGGTCGCGAACCCACTGGCTGCCGCTCCAAGCCGCGTTGGTGGTGATCTCAAGTGCGCCGCTGGTCAGCACGTAGAAGCGCGTGTGGGTTTCGACACCGTCGAGCTGGAGCTTCAGCTTGCGCGTCGATGGCGCGCCGCCGAGTTGCATGACGGCAGTCGTGTCGCCGGCGACCGAGAAGAGCGCCGTCTCGAGCGCGCCGCGGAGCGCCGCGTTCGTCTGGAGGAACGCGAGCATGTCCGCAAGCTGCTGCAGCGGCGCGTTCGCGACCGCCGCGCTGAACTGGTCGGCGTCGTCGTGGGCGGTGATGACGGGCGCATCGTGCGCCGAGATGCCTGCAGCGTTGCCGTTGTAGTCGTGGGACATGCTCTCTCCGAGGCCGGGCTACGCCGACCAGATGACTCGGTTGTGCGATGCGCTCTCTCCGAGCGCCCCAGCTGTTCCGAACGTCCTGTGCCGGAACCCGAAGAGGTCCCCGGCCGTCTGCACAACGATCCCGCGGCAGGTCGCGAACGCCGGCTTCCACCGACGAATCACGCGCCGCAGCCGCTCGACGTCCTGCGAGGCCTGGTCCGGGAACACGCCAGAGGTCCACGCCCAGGAATCGCCAGCAACCAGCGTTCCCTCGATCGTGCACTCGACTCCGGACGCGAAGCCGAGCCCGATGTTATTGAAGGACACGATGCCGTGCGCGGGCACTGGAATGTCGTAGTCGGCTGATCCTCCGACGGTTACGGTCAGCCGCGCGAGACCGCTGGCGACCGTGCCTCCGGTTGTGCAGAACACCTCGACGACCCATGGAGCGTCCGGGGTTCCGCCAGGCGTAAGCGTCGCTGTGCCATCGGTGCTCGGATCGAGGTCGACGCTGGTCGCCCACGGGTGCGGCGCAGGCAGCAGCACCTGGAACTGCGACCAGAACGACTCGCGCGCGTCCATCACCCAGCGCTCGGAGTCCATCAGGCACGTCTCGAGCGCCCCGGCGTCGAGGTAGTAGTCGCGCCCGCGATGGATCATCAATCGAGCCGCCGGATAGCCGATATCCGCGAGGGCGAGCAGCAGACCGAAAGGCGTTCCGGCCCACCGGCGCATCTCCCAGACGTTCCGAACCCGCGAGGCATATTCCTCGTCGGTGTCCCCGGGAAGCCGCTCGACACCGCGCTCGGCGCCGATGAGTTGCATGGCGTCCGGCGGCGCGTAGTCCGGCATCCGCGCCTTGACCGCCAGCTTGAGCCGATCGACGAGCTCGTCGCGGGTGTCGCCAGAGGCGCGCGCCCATGCCGCGCCAAACGGTCCACGCAGCCACGGCGGGCTGACTTTCCCCTGGTAGTCGCGGTAGCCCACGATCACACCTCGATCCAGGTCAGCCCGGGCAGCTCGGGATCGAACGTCGCGTTCTCGGAAGCGCCGATCGCGACGTCAGCGGCCGGGCTGCTCAGCGCGAGGTTGACGATTCCGGCCTGCACCGCAATGTGCCCAGCGATCCGCTCGTGCGACAGAACGCCGCCAGCGGTCCCGCCGATCGGCAGCGCGTCGAAGAGGTCGGTCAGCGCGGCGACCGCGGCCGCTCTCGCGGACTCGGTGTAGCCCGCGGAGACCTGAACGGTGCCGACGATCGAGACCTCGACCGACGCAGCCTCGGCCACCACTGCGGTGGAGGTGAGCGGCGCGCGCAGATCGATGTACTCCTGCGCCGCAGCGGCGTTGGCAGTCCCGCCGATCTCCGGGGCGACGTAGACGAGCACGCGCCCTGGCACGTCCGGATCCTCGAGCGTCTTGACCTTCCGGTTGCCAGTAGCCGACGCGCGGGCCCAGGTCTCGAAGGTCTCAATCGTGGCAATCCCGAGCTCCGACCACCTGCCCTTGCACCTCGCGCGCAGCTGCGCGTCCGGCTCGGTGTCGTCGCCGAACTCGCTGATCCAATCGGTCGGACCTCCGGACTCGGCCGCGAACGACACGCCGGGCAGCGCCGTCACCAGCGAGAGCGCGTCCGCCGAGGAGACGTTCCATGCGTAGCCGGGAGACTCGGCCCTCCACTCGAGCGCGAGCGTCCCGCCGGCGATGAGCGTGCCGCCGGTCGTGTTGGTGAACCGCCGCCCCGACGCCGTCGTCGCCCAGAGCTGCCCAACGGCGATGGCGTGAGGGCCAGAGGTCGCCAGCGCTGAGAGCGCGCGAGTGCCGCGCGTGTAGCTCGCCTGGATGCGCTCGAGCGAGTAGAGGCTCTCGGCAAGCATGTCGAGCCATGCGCCAGAGGCGTAGTCGACGAACCCGCTTCCGGCGACCTTCGAGACCAGCTGGTCGAGGTCCTCGGCCGCGAGCGACTCGACCTCGAGGAGCGTCAGCGGAACCGAGCCCGGCTGCCACGCGGCGGTCGGGAACGTCGGAACGGCGAGACCGAAGGAGTACAGGTCCCCGGCGATGTAGGAGCCAGCGCCGAAGCGCACGATCGCTCCTGTGCCGGAGAGCATGTAGTTCCCGCTGGCCGGAATCAACGCTGTCGAGCCCCAAGTCGCGCCGCCGTCCACGCTGCTGCGGAAGGTGGCGGCCCCTGGAGCGCCTCCAGCGATGACCTCGAGGACGACTGCGGCCTCGACCAGTGCGACCCCGGTCGCCTCGACTACAGGGAGCCCGGTGCCCTGGTGGCGCACGAAGCCGATGCCCTGCAGCGCCTGGATGCGACGCGCGAGCAGCGCCTGCTTGGACCGCGGGGCGATGAGTTGGGAGAGAGAGAGCATGGGCTACTCGGCGAGGAGCACGTCGACGGAGATTCGAGAGACGGAGAGCACCAGACGAAAGGGACCATCCGAGGTGGCGATCGAGACCGCGATCCGGAGCGCATTCGTTCGGTGGTCGAGCGAAGCCGCGACCTGCACGCCGAGGACGCGCTCGTCCTTCTCGAGCTCTGCCTCGATGGCAGCCGCCATCGCGGCCTGCGCCCCAGCGTCGAATGACTCGTTCAGCCACGCGCGCAGGTCGAGTCCGTAGTCCGAGTGGGCCCACAGCGCACCGCGTGGCGTCTGAAGCCGACGCGCACAGGCCTCCAGGACGACACGTGAACCGGAGAGCGCCACGAACGACGGATCGAGATCTGGGAACGTGGAGATGTCCGAGCCGAAGTCGGTCATCGGTCGAGGTACACGGTGGCGTTGTCAAACTCGAGTCGGGTCGCGCTCATGGCTACAGCTCCGCGACGAAAGACAGGTCGAGGTAGATGAAGGCGTTGTTGCCCAATGCTGGCGTCACGGCCCCGGACGCGGCGACACGGACGAAGCTGAATTCTCCGTTCGATTCGACGACCCAGCTCTTCGATTTCCCCGGCCGGTAACCCGCCGGGAGGTAGAAGGCGATCGATCCGATCGTTCCACTCTTGATTAGCCCGGTGAGGTAGACGGTACCGTCTGCGGTTTTGCGATACTTGGCATGCGCCCACGTCGACTCGGTCGAGTCATAGTTGGTCCACGAGTTATAGAATGACGAAACGTAGGTCCAAGCTGTGTCTCCATCCCAACTCGGCGCGCTGCTGCCGTTGCTCTTGAGCAGCTGTCCGCTGGATCCAGCGGATGTGGTCGCCATCTCCGAGCCGGTGCCGTACACGACTCCGCCTGCAGTTGGTGCTGACGTCGATCCGGTCCCGCCTCCTGAATAGCCCAGCGTGCCGAAGTAGGGGGCGTTCGTAGCGTTGCTGAGGAGAGGCTTCCCGGCGGTTCCCTGGGCGGTGTAGGAGATCGCCCCCCCGGTGCCATAGGCCACGCGGCCGGCGTAGGGGTAGTTCACCCCTCCGGTGCCGCCTCGGTCATAGGTGAGGGTGCCAGTTGTGGCTGAGGCTATGGAGAGCTTTCCACCCGTCGTCGAATTGGTGTGGGAGTGGTCAGGCCAGGTAGACACCGAGAGATTGTCCACGTAGACGGATCCAAGCTCGGCGTACCCGGAATAGACCTCATCGGCAGTGAGTGCCCCAGTGCTCGTGGCCCCGAGCGAGGCGGACCCGTCGCACGCAATCCGCTGCACCGAGCAAACCTCCAGGTCACCGTGCTCGATGTCGAGGTCGGTCGTGAAGCCGGACGCCTCAGACGTCCATGCGGTGTTTGTGACTGCGAGGGTGGACTCGCCGATGTCCTTGCTCGACAGGTCGATGCTGAACTTTCCGGCGCTGTTCGGTCCCCATGCAATCGAGGTTGTTCCGTCCCCAATACCGATGGAGGACGACGCCGAATCGAACGTCAGTGCGGAACTGCCAGAACTCGCGATGTTGAGTCCGCTGTTTCCGGTGATGGTCTGCGTCCTGATCCCTCCGGCGAATGTCTTCTCGCCGCCGATTGTCTGTGCGGCGCTGGTGACGCATCCTTTCGCGAGCAGCGCGGCGTCGTCGCAGGCCACCGAGTTGGTCGCGCGCGTCAACCCGTCGGAAAACGTGAGCACGCTTTCCTTTCCGTTGAACTTCGACCAGTCCGCCGCGCTCACGCACCCGGCCTGGCTCGCGTTCGCGATCGAGCACGTGTGCGCGTGGTCGACGCGGGCGACGCTGTCGCTCGCGCCATTGCTCGCGCTCGCGGCAGGGATCGAGGTCGGAGTCCCGACGGTGCGCATCTGACGGGTGGTGAGCTGCGCGCGCACCGGAGACACGAAGAGCAGCGCGACGGCGGCCGCGGCGATGGAGATGGTTCGCAGCATAGTGTTCCTCAGGTGGGCTCGATGTACTGGTAGTGGGCGCGCAGGTCCGCGTCGTTCGACGTCCGCGTCGAGGAGAGCGTCAGGGTCGTCCCGGCCAGGGTCCACCCGAGTTCGAGGAGCCCGTTTCGGAAGACCTGCAGGCTGTTCGGCAGCGGCGTCTTCGAGAGCGTGAACGCGGTGCCAGTGCCCGCCAGGACGTCCCATCGCCACGCCGGAACACCGACAGACCCACCAGACGAGATCGCCTGCAGGACGCCATCGGAGATGGCATCGGTGAGCGCCCACAGCATGTCCGAATGCACCGGGCTGCCGTCCTCGTTGTGCAGGATGCCGGCGAGTTCGGCGTCTGCGATCCAGGCGTCGTAGATGATCTGGGATAGCTCTTCCTTGATCACGTCACCCGCCCGCGGTCACGAGCGTCGAACCCTTCAGGACGACTCCGCCGAACGGCCCGGCCTGCACCTGGTCGCCAATCCGAGCAACACCCTGGACCGGCGTGCCGTCGGCGAGCTTCACCGCCGAGGTCGCGCCGCCCACGTTCACGGTCGGAGCGTTCACGGTCACCTCGGCAGCGGACGCGATCACCATCTTCGTCACCGTTCCGCTCTCCCACACCGTGGCCACCGGTCTCGCCGGATCCCCGGCCTCGAACTCGATCGCGACGCGAGCGCCGGCGAGGACCTCCACCGTGACTCCAGGCAGGCCGTAGCGGATGGGCACCTTGGACATGCCCGGCAAACGCGAGTCGTCCGGCTGTAGCTCAAGGCTGCCGTCGCCGTTTTGCGCCACCACTCGCGCCGGGAACTGCCCGAGGTAGAGGCTTCCCGCGGTGTGGTGCCGCACGAGCGCCGCGATGGCCTCCGCAGGATCCTCGGCTTGAGCGTCAGCGAACCAGCACCTGGTGCGCACGCTCGTCGCCGAGACGCGGTGCTCGACCTTCGCGACCATGCGCCCGCGGAACATCGTCCCGGGTGTCAGCGACAGGTCCTCGGTCGCGATCTCCACCCAGCCCGCCCGCGGGTCCTCGGCGACGAGCTCGTGCTCGAGCTGCGCCTCGGGCCACGATTCCTGGCCGACCCAGATCGATCCGTCGGCGAGCACTCGCCACGCGGCCCCGTATGGCTCGACGAACTGGCGGAGCGCAGCTCCGGCCTTGCCGCCGGCTCGCGACCAGGCAGCCAGCATCTTTCCCAGGAACGCAGCATCCGAGGTTTGAGAGAGCATCTCGCCGACTGCGGAGAGGATGTCCTCGACGACGATCCGAGCGGTGGTGTCGCGGTAGAACTTCGGCGACACCTGCAAGGACAGTCCGCCCGCTCCACCGACGATCGCGGCGCGCACCGTGTCCTGGGCCACTCCGGTTCGAACGGCGGTCCCGGCCCAAGCAACGCCTCCGGCCCGCAGCTCGACGGCGCCGGACAGGTCCTCCTGGGCGTCCGCAACGACATTGGCGGTCCACGCACCGATCCGTGGCATCGTGATGACCGCGCCCATTACCGGGTGATCAGCCAGCCTTGCGAAGCTCATGGCGCTGCCTCGGTCTCACTCGGCGGGCTGACGGACGACGCCTCTGGCGCAACGTGAACCGACTTGCCGTTCGGAAGCTGATAGTTCGAACTCGACGCATCGAGATCCGTGAGCGACGGAGAGTTGGTGCTCACGGTCTTGGTCACGTCCTTGCCCGGCGGCATCCACTGCAGGCAATCGATCTCTGTCGTGTAGACGCCGCGGACATTGCCAGGCTGCAGCACGGAGACCTGCACGATGCAGATGTGGTGAATCCCGAGCTGCGCGAGCGCCGGGTGGTAAACGCTGACCCGCTGCAACCCGCCCTTCCCCGCCCGCGGCTGTACCCTCGCGACGATCCGCTCCCAGCGCGCCAGATGCTCTCCGGTCCACAGCGAGACGCGGATCTTGAACCTGGCCGGCTCAAGCCCGCGGTCGGTGACGCCCGCCCCATCGGCGCCCGTGGCGTGCTTGACATCCACCTTCCGAGCTGCGGCGCCGCCAATCACCTCCGCCTTGCCGGGCAGTTGCTCGCCGGCGATGCGAACCGACTGCCACGGCCCGGGCTGCGCCCACTGCGCGCCCAGGTCAGCGTTCGAGCCGCCCTGGTCCCACATCGGAGCGGCCATCGCTACGCCCCCTGACTCGCGGCTGCAGAGGACAGCGCGCCAGCGACAGCCTCAGCGGTCTGCCTGCCCGCATCGCTCGCGATCGACTGGATCTCAGCGGGCGTGTAGTTGAGCCCTGCCGGCAGGCTGATTGGCGCGTTGATCTGCACCATCGTTGAGCGACGCTCAATCGCTGGAGCAGTCGCGCGCAGCCCCATGTTTCCATTGCTTGAGTCGACTGACTGCTCGCTTTTGTCGTCGAAGAGCTGCTTTTCGAATGCATTCAGCCGATTGTCCGCCCATCCGCCGACATCACGAATCATCCCGATGCCGAGAGCCGACTCGAAGCCGCCCTTGAGCGTTCCACCAACAACGCCGTACTCCGACATGTCATCGAGTCGATTTCCGATCATTCGACCGAGGAGCGTGTTCCTATCAAACAGGTCTCCGAACAGACTGGAGAATGCGTCAGCGACCTTCGCAAGCGAACTGCCAAGCTTCTCGCCAGCTTCGGCGACGCGCTGAAGCTTCTCTGGCGACAGTCCGTCCTCGCCGAACATCTTGCCGGCAGGGTCGATCCCTTTCAGGAACCCATCGGCGACACCCTCGAGCGCCGTGATCGTCACCTGACCGACCTGCGTCACACGCTCGAATCCCGCGAGCATCCGCTCGATCGTCTTCTCGACTTGCGCTGGACCATCTGGTCCGGTGAACCGTCCGAAGACGTTCTCGAAGAGCCTGTCGAACGTCGTTTCGAGCGTGCTCGAGATCCGCTTTCCAGTCTCCGATTTCGTGTCCAGAACCTGGATTGTCGTAGTGACGGCCGACTTGAAGGTCTCGAAGCCACGACTGTCGCCGAGCTTCGCTAGGTATGCGTCCGGCTTGTCAAAGAGAGTCGAGAGGAGTCCCGTCAGAGTTCCCTTCCCGAACTTCTCCATAGCCCCGCCGAGGACTCCTCCTGACGTCGTGTCCTTTGCAGCAGCCATGATGGCGTAGATCCCCATGTCGGCAGAGATCCCGCCCTTCTCTTGCAGCTTGCGGACGCCAACATCATCGAGTCCGGTCATCTTGGAGAGGTGCTTGTAGACCGCGCCCTGGTTCACGCCGGCCTCGGCAAGCTGCAGCATCTCCTGGCCCATCAAGCGGCCCTTCGCCTTGATCTGCTTCAGCGCGAGTGCAGCTCGATCAACGACCTGGGTATCGAAGTCGTTCATCGCGCCCATGTCGCCAAGGCCCTTCATGATCACCTTGGCATCGTCCTGCGAGAACCCGCCGACCAGCAGGTTCTTCTGCCAGCGCATTACGTCGCTGATCTTGAACGGCGTTTCAGACGCGAACTGCTGGCCGAACTCAAATGCTGCGTTCGCCTTGCCCTTGTCGCCGAGCAGTACCTCGAGCGCAGCGATGTTCGTCTCGCGGTATGCGCCAGCCTCAATTCCCTTCTTCCCGAACGCAGCGGTGACTTTCGCCGCCCCAATTCCGAGGTCGGCCATTCCGCCGACCACGGTCCGCAATGCGCCGCCGATCATGCCGATCGCGCCGAGCCCGGCGTGGAGGTTGCGGACCCACGTTCCGGACTCGTCGTTGAGCTTCCGCATCAGCAGCTGGTCGCGCTGCAGCTCGAGCCCGAGCTTTTTGAAGTTCGCGCGGTCGCGCGTCGCTGGGTCGCTGGCGCTCTTCGCCGCGCGGTCGACAGCCGAAAGGCGCTTCTCGAGCAGGCCGAGTTTGCGCTCGATCATCGACGTAGGTCCGGAGGCCTTGTCGATGATTGAGAAGATCCACTCGGCCTTGCCAGATGCCATCAGCGCGCCCCGAATGCAGTCCGCATGGTGGTGATGAACTCCGCGACGAGCAGACCGCCGACATCAGCGTCGGTGCCGTGCTCGCCGCGGGCGAACGCCTGCAGGCAGATGGAGGCCTCGAGCAGGTCGTCACGAGCCCGCTCGAAGGCCCCCAAGATCACTTTCCCTCGGGGTCCTCCCCGGCCGCGATCTCGATGAGCAGCTGTCCGAACGTGTCAGCGAGCGCTGGCTTCCTCTCGAGCACCCGATCGAACTCGTCGAGCTCCGGCAGGAGAAGGCACGCTTCGAAGACCTCCTCGAGCGCGACGATCTTCTTCTTGTCGTCGGCGCGCGCGGCCTTGAACTTGCGCCAGTCGGCGCGGGTCGGGCGCCGCGCCAAGATGGTCTCGCCGCCCTCGGTCAGTTCGAACACCTCGCCGTGCTCAGCGCGCAGCTTCTGGACCTTCGCCTCGTCGAACTTGCTCTTCGTTTCCATCGTGCTCCCCTTCGCGGCCGGGGCCGCGGTTGTTCAATCTGCTGCGACGCCAGCTCTAGATGCGCTTGCCGTTGAGCAGGATCTCCATGACGTTGAGCCCGAGCTCGACGACGAGGCCTCCAGTTCCGCCCGACTGGTGCGCGTTGCCGACCGAGGAGATCGAGCATCCGCGGACCGTGTCGGTGATGGTTCCGACGCCAGCGGAGTAGGTCGCGATGACGTCGAAGCTCTGCTTGCCGTACTCGTCGCCGAGGTCGCGCAGGAGCTCGTCGGCCTCCTCCTTGAGCATCGTGATAGACGCCTCGTTGCGCACGAATCCGGCGGTGCGGCCGATCTTCCTGTCGCCGTCGGCCTCGACGTCTCCGTGCTCGCGGCGGGTGGAGTAGTTGATCGCCGTGAACCCGCGGCGCCGCTTGCCCTTCATGCGCAGCTCGATCGACGCGTAGCTGTAGCGGTGGCCGTTGACCAGGGGGTAGTCGAGCGCCATGGTGGCTCCTCGGTTGTCGTGAGAGTTGAGGGCCCACAGAGCGGGCCCGGTGCGCTGCCGGCGCTACTACTGAGCCGTCGGCGTCAGCGCGGGGTTCTTCAGGCCGATCTCGGCAGAGATGGCGCGGGCGTAGCCGAGCGGCACGACCGACACGGTGACGCGCAGGGTCTGGCTCGAGAGGATGTTCTCGTCGCGCTTCACCTTGGCCTCGACGCTCGACGCGTTGCCCGGAGCGATGATCGAGGCCTCGAGCTGCCCCTGTACGTCCTGCTCGATGGCCTGGGCGTCCTCCTCGAGGATGTAGCCCGTCGTCTTGTTCACGCGGACCGAGTCGTTGAGGTACGGCAGCAGCGCGTTCCGCAGCGTGCGGCAGGCCTTGTCGATGACGAAGCCGTTCTGCTGCAGCTGGAAGTCGCTCGTCTTCGAGGCCATCGTGCGGCCGGCGGTGATGTAGTAGCCGTTCATGCCGACGAAGCTGCGCAGCGTCGTGAACCGCTGCGAGTCGAGGGCCTGCTTCACCCGCTCGTCGCGGTAGAGCGACGAGACGCCAGGCAGCGAGCCAGACGCGACCCTTCCGAGGTCCTCGTGCACCGGGGCCTTGGCCGCGCGGGCGCCAACCGCAGTGAGAGCGCCGCGCTTCTCGGGGCGGCCGGTGATCGAGCTCCCGATCTCGGCATGGCCAGCAACGACAGTCACGCGGCCGTCATCGAAAGCCGAGAACGCGGTGATCAGGTTCGCGTCGGTGTCGTCGGCGGCCTGCATCATCGCGCGGGCGTAGCGGTAGTTGGTCGCCGCGGACGCCATCTTGGTCGAGAGGGTGCCCGCAAGCGTCGCCGACGCTGCGCCGCTCGCCGCCTGCCCGACGATCGCGACGAAGCGCCACTCGAGCGGGCTCGCCAGCAGCGCATCGAGCGCGGCGGCCAGCGTGGTCGCGTCATAGAGCGGCGCGGTGCAGGAGCACGAGTAGGTCTCCTCGGCGACGTAGGTGCCTGCAGGGAAGGTCAGCGTCAGACCGGTGTCCGGCAGCGCATAGGTGCCGCCGCTCGGGAGCGCGATCTCAGGCGAGTAGGTGTCGCCGCCATCGAGCGAGTACTTGAACGACCCGACGCCGAGCACGCCTCCGGTGACGATCTCGACGATGACCTGGTAGGCGTCCTTGGCATCGCCTGCGACGGTCATCGTGGGCCCAGAGCCGCTCTTGGTGACCGAGCCCGGCGCGCCGGCAACCGCCTGGGTCGCGCGGACGCAGCGGATCGGGCCTCCGGCGACGTCGAGCAGGTGCGCCGCGTACTCGACCAGCGGGCCGACGCCGAGGGCGTCCTTGAGCGCCTGCTTGTCGCTGAAGTTGTGGACCTCGTTCGCCGCGCCGCTCGAGCAGATGCCCACGGCCGCGGTGATCCCGTCAATGGCCTCGGGCACGATCCCGAGGTTGGGATCCTGGACGGCGATGTTGACTTCGGGGAGCGACATGCTGGCCTCGCAGAGAGGAGTGAATGGGCGCCAGCGCGCAGATCCTCACCGTCGCGCCGAGGGGGCTGCGGCGCCGTGAGGTCTGGGCTGGCAGAAGCTGCCGGCTATCCGGCGGTGGTGTGGGCCGCGCGCTTGATCGCGGCGTCGTACTCGGCCTCGGAGAGCTCGCGTCCGATCGGCCATCGGTTGCCGACCTTGGCCGCTGCGAAGAGCCAGTCGGGTGTACTCTTCTCGCTCGCCCACTGTTCGACGGTCTTGAACTCGATGGCTACGGGTTCGGAGTCGTGCATGTTCCAATGACCTCGCTGATTGGCGCCGTCGTCGGTGCCGCGGCGACCAGCGGGAGCTCGAACGTGATCTCGAGATCGCACGCAGCGCCCTTCGCGATCAGCGCCTGCTCGTTGATCCAGTTCAGCCCGCCGATCCTGTAGAAGCCGCGCACCGGAAGGCCGTTCGAGTCGCGCTGGGCGTCGAGCGCGAGCATCAGGTCAGCAAGCATCTGCTCGCAGTCGTCGATCGATGCGCACCAGATCGCGCAGTCGTAGCCGGCGTAGCGAGTCTTCACCGATGCCGGCGAGATGCCGTGGTTCTTCGCGTCGCCGAATGAATCGACGGTCGGCACCCACACGAGCCTCGGCGGAGTGCCGTGCGCGTCCAGGTGCTGCGCGCCGATGAACGACGGGATCGGCGTCGCCCGCCCCGAGTTCAGCGTCTCGACGATCGCGTTGATGATGGTCGAGGTGTGCATGGTGCTATCCGCGCAGCGAGTTGACGCCGAAGTGCCGATTCAAGATCGCTGCCGATGCGCGTTCGAAGTCGCGCGCCCACAGCGGTGGGAGTGTGCCCTTGCGCGGGAAGATCGGCCGGGCCGGGATGCGCACCTGCCAGGCCGAGTGCCACCGGCCATCAGGCGTCCGCCAGGTGAGGGGCCGCGCGCCTTCCATCCTGGCGTAGGCCCCGCGAATCGCGCGCCCACTGCTCGTGCGCAGGTTCACCACGCCGCGAGGCTTGATCGTCCTGCCGTACTGGTGCGAGCCGCCGTAGAGTTGCCCGTTGGCAGACCCGACGCGATCGACGAGAGCAAACCCGCTCGGTCGATCCTCGACCCTGAGCGAGGCGAACATCGCGCCGCTCAAGATGAGGTCGCCGCCGCCATCCTTGCCGCCGCGCCACGGCTTCCCCTCGGGGCTCATGCGCCGCAGGTACCCGAGCCGCGCGAGGCGCATCGCGGTGCTCTCGAGCTCGGCCTCGATGTCGCGCAGCACGCCGGCCTCTCCGCCGACGTCGCGCAACCGCGCCATGATCGCCTGGAGCTGCCGAGCTGGACTTGCGCGGCCGGTCGCGTCGAGGCGGATCTCCATGGCTCACCAGCCGCGCGGCGTGTTCGACTCGACGCGTGCGCCTCCGAGCACCGCCGGAGAGGTCTCGGTCACCACCGGAGTCACGCGACCGTCGGCGACGTCGCGCAGCCACGCGAGAGCGCCACGGCTTCGGTCGCCGAGGAGCTCCGCTTCTCCGGATCCAGGCGCCATGCCGCGGGTGACCATCAGGTCGTAGGCCGCGATCTGGCAGACAGCACGGGTGAGGTCCTCGCCCCACGCGGTGAGCGGCAGGCGGAACCTCGAGGCGAGGTATCCGTCTGCCGTGGACGATGCAGCGTCAAGGGCAGCCTGCTGGTCGTCCGAGGAGATCCCCTCGAGCGCGACAGCGGGCAGCCCCAGGCGCGTCAGGTCGGTCGTGGTCGCGTAGCGCGCCATCGACTACCGCTTGCCCTCGGGCTTGTTGTCGCTGGCGGGTTTCTGAGCCTCGACGACGACGAGCTGCGCCTCGGCCTTCAGCACGGCGAGGGTCTTCTCGTCGACGTCGACCTCGGTCGGCGTGGGCGGCCAGAACTTGCCAGCCCGACGAAAGCCCTCGGCCCTGCGGGCACTGACGATGATCTTCATGGTGGTCTCCGAAGCCCGGCGCCTGCTACGCGCCGGGCGTCATGGCGTGGTCAGCCTTGGGCTAGCCGACGCACTTGTGGATGAGCTGCCAGAGGCCGTACCCGGCCGCGCCGCGGGCCCGGACGCCCCACTGGAACTCGTCGCGCTCGAAGACGTTGTCGGAATCCGGAGCGGTGCGCGGGGTCATCTCGGGCGCCGTGCGCTCCTGGAAGATGAGCGGCTTGATGGGCAGCCCGGTGTGCGCGAGGTACCAGGTGTTGTCCTGGCCGGCGAGCCGCGGGAGCACGAGCACATCGGCGGTGCCCTTGTTCGGGTTGTTCTGCGTCGCCGCCGACGAGCCCACCGCGACGCCGACGTAGTCGGCCATCACGATCGACTTCGCGAGCGCCTCGAGCGCGGGCGGGACGATCAGCAGGTCGGGCAGCAGCCCGAGCGGAACGCCGTTGCGGCCCTTGATGGACGCGAACGCCGCGCGCTTGGTGGCGTAGTTGTCGCCGGAGAGCGCGGTGCTCGTGTGCAGGTTGCTCTGGGTCGCGGAGCCAGCGTTGTCCGGATCGACGGGGTGATCGGTGTCGAAGAAGTACTGCCCGTCGTAGCAGAGCGTGCTCCCGCCGGCCTTGAGAGCGTCGACGACGAGCTTCTCGGGCCACATGGCGGCCGAGGCGCCGAGCATCTCCACGCGCGGCGTGTAGATGCCGAGGCGGTCGTCCTCGACGTGGGTCCGCTTGATGCCGATCGTGGACTCGTAGAGCTTGTTCTCCAGCTCCTGGACGCGCGCCGACAGGTTCTGCACCTGGCGGGGCCCGATCCACTCGCGCAGCTCGTCGAGCTCGTCGAGCCACGCGTAGAGCTCGCTCGCGTTGTCGCTCGAGACCCGGCGGGCGAACCGCTCGAAGCGGTTGGGAGCGCGCTTGAGCGCGCCCTGGAAGATGGTGGTGATGCTCTGGTTGATGGCCGCGAGCGCGGCGGGGGTGATGTTCATCGTGCTCTCCTGCGATCCGCGGAGTCCGCGAGCTCGGGGCTAGAGGTTGGTCTTCACCCAGACGCCGTCGGTGTCGACCTGGATGACCTTGCCGGCCGCCGACCGCGCGCTCGAGCCGTCGGTCTTGGCGACGGTCTGGTCGTCGACGATGTAGACGGTCGAGCCGACCTGGGCCTGGGCGATGGCGTCGGTGTCGGCGCTGTTCGCCCACGGGAAGACGCCCTGGCGCACGTTCACGCTCTTCGCGCCTGCGGCGCCGCCGGTGTTGTCGACGGTCTCCTCGGCGCGGCCGACGGCGATCAGGCCGGTGGCTGCGCGCCCGGGCGCGGCGTAGCCGGCATCAATGACGACCAGGCTGCCGGCGTAGACCTTGGTGTTGGCCTTGACGGGCAGGCTCAGGATCTCGGGGTTCGGCCCCCCGGCCATCGCCTTCGTGTTTCGGGCTGCGGAAAGAGCCATGGTTTCTGCCTCCGTGTTGGGAGGCAGAGGCCTCCCGTCGCGGCCCGTGCTCGAGCCGCAAGTTCAGGGTTCTGGGTTGGTTGGTCCTACTTGGCGTTCGCCGCGAGGTCCTTCGGGTCGACGCCCATCTGCTTGGCGACGTCGAGCGCCTCCTTGGACAGCGCCGAGGGCGCGGGCGCCGCGGGCTCGCGGGGAGCCGGAGCGGCCTTCTGCAGGCAGCCGAGGAAGACCTTCAGCGCGGCGGGATCGCGCGCGAAGCCCGGGGCGTCCGCCGCGGTCAACTCCACACGCTTCGCCGGCGTCAGGCGACCGTCCGCGGTGGCCTCGTCGAGCAGCGCGGTTACCTCGGCCTGGCGCTGCGCCGCCTCGAGCTTGGTGATCTGCGCCTGCAGCTCGTCGGCGCGCGAGGCCTTCGCGCGAAGGCCAGCGATCGTCGCTGCGGCCGAGGTCGCGTCGGCGGCGCCGGTGGCGGCGACGAGCTCGGCGCGCTCGGACTGGAGACGCTCGAAGGCGACCAGCGCCTCGGCCTCGGTGGCGGTCTCGGACAGGCCCATCTTCGCGAGCAGGTTCTTCATCGGCTTCTCCTCGGCGCCCTTCCGGGCGGACTGCGGCGCCGCGGGCGCCAGGTTGAAGAATCGAGCGGCCTCGGGCGGCGTGCGCTCGAAGAGCGCGAACACGCGCTCGGCCGCGCTGTTCTCGACGATGGCGCCCTCGGGCTCCTCGTCGGAGATCTCGTCAGTGAAGCCGCGGGCCTTGGCCTCGGCGGCGTTCATCCAGGTCTCGTCGCGCATCCACCGCCGCACGTCCTCGGCGCTCCGGCCGGTGCGGCGGCAGTAGGTGTCGGCGACGCTTTCGGAAAGCTTCTCTGCGAGGTCCGCGCGCTTGCGCAGCGCAGCCGCGTTGCCGCTCGCGAAGGTGCTCGCCTCGTGGATCATCCACTGAGCGTTCGGCGCCGTGACAATCTTGTCGCCGGCCATCGCGATGAGGCTGGCCGCGCTCGCCGCAAGCCCGTCGACGTGGATCGTCTTCTGGCCCTCGAAGCGCTTGAGCGCGTTGTAGATCGCGATCCCGTCGTAGGCATTGCCGCCGGGGCTGTTGATGAAGACGTGCAGCTCGCGGCCCTTGAACCCGTCGAGTTTGGCGGCGACGTCCTCGGCTGAGATGCCGCCGAAGAGGCCGGCGCCGATCACGTCGTAGATGCGCAGGTCGCCGATCTCGGGCTTGCCGGCCCGGAGCGTGAACTGGAGTCCGTTAGGCATCGCTTGCCTCGTCTTCCTCGTCGGCCGGCTCGTCGTGACCTTCGTCGACGCGCTCCGGCTCGTCGTCCGGCTCCGGCTCGACGGTCGGCTTGCCTTCGACCAGCGGCACGCGGAACTGTTCGGCGACCTTCACCACGTCGACGTTCAGCCCGGCCTTCTTCAGCTTCGTCAGCGCGTCGCCGAGGTCGTTCAGCGTCTTCGCCGTGGCCGCTCGGTCCTCCGGCGCCTTGGTCGACCACCCGAGCCCGGGGGCGAGCTCGGCGTCTCCGTGCAGCGCCTCCGCGATCGGCTTGGCGGCCTGCTCGCGCAGGCACGGGCCAACGCTCTGCGCGTCCCCCTCGAGTCGGTCGAGCCGGATCCTGTCGTGGACGTTGGCGGCCGCGTAGGAGCCGCCAGACTTCATCGAGGTCGTCAGGTTCTGCCCGAGCACGTCGACGGCGATGCACTCGTCGCTCTTCTCGAGTAGTCGCTGGAATCCCTCGTAGCTCTGAGCCGCCGCCTCGACCAGCTTGAGATCGAAGCCGTTGCCCTGGTCGTCCTTCGCAACCCGGAACACCGACTCGCCGCCGATCGTCCTGATGGAGCGAGCGAAGGCCTCTTTCTCTTCCTCGGGAGCCGCGGCCGGAACAATGCCGACGCGCATCGGCAGACCGTGAACCTCGCTGTAGCGCGCCCAATCTCGCCATGCCCACTTGCGGATGACGTAGAGCAGCGCGAGGGACCGGACCAAGCCCTGCATCCAGCCGCGGTAGAGCCCGTCAGGCGCGTAGACGATCCACCCGTCGCGCCCGGGCGTGATCTCGCGCTCGCCGTCCTCCGTCAGCGTCAGCCACGCACGACGCTCTTGATCCCAGCGGCAGTAGTGCGGCTCCCAGCACCGGAATCGAGGCTCCCAGGATCGCGGGCCGCGTTGCCACTCGAGCCGACCGAAAGCGACCCGAAGCAGGACTCCCCAGCGCAGGAACTTCTTCAGCTCCGCGTCGGGGAACCAGGCCTTGAAGTTCTCCTCGAACGCGCCGACGACCGACTTGGACTTGCGCGCGTCGCCCCGCGGCTTGAGTTCGAGCGGAAGGCCGAAGAGCGCGTCGACGCGGGTGTCGAGGACGCCCTTGATCCGGTCGTCCTCGCCGAACGCGTCGCCGAGTTGGGCCGCGCGCTGGAGGCTGCCGTTCTCGAACTCCCGAAGCGCGGCGCGGATCGTCCCAACGCTGTCGAAGACGCCCGCCGTGGAGATCGGCAGCTCGCGGATGCTGGTGGTGATCTGGGTGGGCACGGGGCGACTGCTGGTCAGGTATCGATGGCTGACAACCAGCTACTGCAGAACCCGCCCGAGACGCCCGAGACGCCCGAGACGCACCATTCGTGCGCCTCGGGCGCTCACTCCTCAAAACCAAGCTGCTCCGCCATCGACTTCGCACAGAGCGACTCGTAGAGCCGCGGCATCGCCCGCTCCAACTCGGAAGTGCAGACGACCGATGAGCGACCGACGGCCTCGAACTTTGCCCCGCTTGCAATCAGCATCCGGCGCATTCGCCAACGACTGATCCCCGCGAGCTCGGCTAGCTCGGGAATCGTCACCACCACACGCTGCATCAACTCTGCTCCCGTCATTCGCCTCGCTCCGTCGTCTCCGTGGTGAGCTGCTGCAGCGCCTCCTCGAATCCAATGCCGAGCGCGGCCAGCACGTGGGCGCGCCGCGCATCGAGGTAGGCACCAGCATCCGTTCCGTTCGCGATCTCGCGGCGCACCCAGCCCTCTGTCTCCCTGCGCCAGGCGTTGAGCTCGACGCGCCACCGGTCGGGGCGGTTCTTGGCCGTTGGCCAGCGGCGCTCGTGCTCGACTTCCGATTGCCGATCGACGGCGGTCCGCGAGTCGAAGAAGACAGACCTGAGCCCGGAGCTCAGCGCCAACGTGCTGCCCATCAATCCAACCAGGCTTCCCATGCTCGCCCCCTACCAGCGCCGTGGCGCCAGGCGTTCGTCGTTGAGGCCCTTCTGCGACGGCGCCGAGCGAAGCATCAGCTCGGTCAGCACCGCGCATGCGGCGTCCATCCGGTCCGGCGACCAGCCGCAATCCGGCGTCCACTCGCACATCTGGTCCTCGAGCAGGTCAAGCCCGGGCGCGTGGCGCACCAGCTTCCGCTCGTAGAGCTTCGTCGCGACCGGTACCGCGAGTGCCTCCTTGGTCTTGTTGCCGCCCTTGCAGATGACCCGGACGGCGGAGAACCGCGGCTCGCCCTTCTCGGCCGCGTATTCGCGTGCCGCGGCGAGCACCAGATCTCGCGCGGTCTCGCCATTGCGGACTGCGTCGATGACAACGAACGACGCTCCGATCTGCCAGTAGAGCTCGACCACGCGGCGGGCGTTCTGCCCCGGTGTCGGCTTCGGCGAGCCATCGGGAACGACCGCGGTCGCGTCGGCGAGCACGACCCCAAAGCCGTTCTCATCGACTCCAGCGCCGACGATCCCGGAGTCGTCGGCCGATCTCTTCGAGGTCTCTGCCGGATCGTAGCCAATCCCGACGCGCTTGAAGTTGATCTCGGCGAGCTCTGCCGGCGTGATCGGGCGCATCCAGTCGCGCTTGAACAGCGCACTCGGATCGTCGTCGAGCTGGTTCCCGAAGATGTGCTCGCGCGCATCGCTGGTGCCGAGCATCGGGCGGATGACGCTCTCGAAGAACTCGGGCGGCAGGTTCGGATTCTGGAGGCTGTTGCTGACCACCACGGCGCCCTGCGGGGACTCCATCAGCTCTTTGATGAGCCGCACGCCCTTCTGCGGGTTGGTCGTGATGAGGATCTGCGGCAAGCGCCCGGTGCGCACAGAGAAGCGCAGGATCTTCCACATCTTGTCCGGGCGGGACATCGCTCCGAGCTCTTCCACCCATGCCGCGGCGAGGTTGTTGGCGACGCGCAGGCGTTCGGGCTTCTCAGCCGAGAGCAGGCGGATGATGCAGCCGTTCTTCTCGCAGATGATCCGGCTCAACTTCTCGGATCGCTCGAGCTTCAGCGGGAAGTCCGGCGAGCTGAGCGCCATGATCCCGGTGTAGGGGTTGTCGACGCAGGTTCCCCAGAGGTCGGGCTTGGTGGGCGCCACGATGGCGACCTGCTCCCCGGCCGCCTCCTTGGCGCGCTCGAGCAGCCAGCGCCTGGCCGCTGTGCTCTTTCCGGAACCGCGGCCCCCGATGCTCAGGCAGTGCCCCCACGGGCCAGGAGGGAGCGGCCACTGCCCGGTCCAGCGGCCGAACCCTGGATTCACCCTCGGTGCCGGCAGTGGCGGAAGACGAGTGAGCGGGGTCGACCAGAGTCCGATCGCGCCCCTGAGGACCTTGCGCTCCTCTGGCGTGAATGCGTCGTGAACCGCCTCGGGCCCGAGCAGGCAGACCAACTCCTGCAGCGGCGACAGCGACGCTCGCGCAAGTGCCGTGCGGCTGAACCGCGCATCAGGGTCGCCGCGCCCTGCTGGCTGCGAAGCGGTCATCCCTGCTCGCTCGCGATCTCGCCCGCCGACTCGGCCTGCTCCAGCTCCTCAGCTCGGCGCCTGGCGTGGAAGAGCAAGGTCTCAAACTTCGCGATGAGGTCCGTCTCGGTGACGTCGGCCGCCTTCTCCTTCTCACGCTCCAACTCCTCAGCCGCGATCCAGTTCTTCACGAGGCGATAGGCGGCTTCCGCGGCGGCCGTCGTTGCAGATCCCTCGTCGTCGACGACGGCCTCGAGTCTAGTGAGGCCCTTCCGACCGAGCCGGCGAAGCTCCTCGATGCTCGGCGGCCCGTCGTCTTCCGAGGCGTCCACAGCAGAAGCCGCGCGCGGAGCACCTGCAGCCGGCCGCTCGACCTGCACTGCTCCGCGCCCAGGGCGTTGACGCGGCGGGTAGGTCGGCACGCCAGAGGCGCGCTCGCGGCCCACGAGCATCTCCGCCGTCAGCTCGCCGCAGGAGTAGGCCACGAGGTGGCCGAGCTGCTCGAGCGTCAGCAGCCCCTGCCGTTTGATCCACCTCGACACCGCCATCGGGTGGGCGCCTGGCACAGCCTCGCCGAGCTCGACGAGCGTCACCGAGCTGCGGGCCATCCACGCCTTGAGAGCGCGGGCGCCATCCTCGGTCAGCTTCAGCTTTGTGGCTTCCACCTGTTACCCCGTGAACCTGCTGTTGTTGTTCAACTTTTTTTCTGAGTTCGCACGCGAACTGCGCAGTTTGGAACCAAGGGGGTGGGTGCAAATTTTTCCATGACACCCATGCCATACCCCCATGACACCTACGCCAGCCTACGTCGCCACGCGTCCTGTCCACGCCTTGCCTGGCTGTAGGCGCGCAGTGCCGCGAGCAGCATCGCCTCCGACTCGCGGCGGATGACCTCGACCAGAAGTCGGTCGGCGGCGGGACGCTCCCCGATGCCGTGGCGCACGCGGTGGCAGAGGCGCACGAGCCACTCCTCGATGGACCTGGTCGAGCGAGACGAGCGCCATGCACGGCGGGCAGCGCTGGTCAGCGGGGCCACTGCGGAGGCGCTGCCGAGCTCGGCGAGTCGGGTCGCCTGCGGGTCCAGGCAGGACCGGAGCACGCGTAGGCGCTCTGCGCTGATGGCCTCGAGGGCTCGCCGGATGCGCCGCTCGCGGGTGGCGGCGGACAGCTGGTGCTCGGGGATCTCGACGATGGGCCTGCCGCCCGTGGGTCCGCCGCACTGCAGGCGCGCGACCATGGCGGGAAACGAGCTGCACAGGCCCAGGTCGCCGTCGGCCTCGGCCCAGAACCAGAGCAGATCGGAGACAGACCTGCGCGCATCGGGTGGCAGATTCATCGGTTCGTCTCCTCGCCCACTTCGCAACACCGTCCAGAATCGACTGAGGCGGCCCGTCCTGCGACGATCGGCACCTCGCCTGACACATGAACCATTGCCGGCTCCGAGAGCGCGTGGCGGCCCGTTCTGGGCCCAATCGCCGCGTCCACCGCAGCGAGCCGCGCAGTCAGCTCCGCAACCGTCCGGCGGGATCCGCGCAGTTCGTCCCGCAGCCGCTCGACTTCGCGCTGCAGCCCGCCGACCTCGTCCTGAGCGTGCTCTGCAGCGTCGAGCGCATCCTGTCGGCGCTCCTCGCAGTCGGCGAGGTCGCGCGCGAGACGCGCCCTCGCGCTTTCGAGTCTGGCGTGGTCCTTCATCCCAGCGGTCGCAAGCGCTTCGCACTGGTCACACATCGATCACCTCGTCGAATCGAATCCTCACTGCGAACCCGCTGGCTTTCACCTCGGCGTAATCCCACCGCACGCGCGGATCCCGGTCGTCGACACCGAGCCAGCGGGCGATCTCGTCCCTCACGCCCTTGAGCGCGGCCCGCAGGTTGTCGTCGTCGAGCCCGCGCGCGGCCCGGCGCTCGAGCAGCACCGCCAGCCGAGCTCCGGCGGCGAGCCGCTTGCGCAGCGCGGCCTGCGCGCGCCAGCCAGGTCCCAGGCTCAGGGCGACGAGCGTCGCCGCTCGCTCGCCCTTCACCCGCCGCGCCCGCTTGGCCCAATGCTCGCGATGGTTGAGCGCGCTCACCGTGCGGATGGGAGCCACGACCTCGACGATGCTCATGCGCACCTCCCGCGCTGCTCGGAGACCCAACGGAGCGCCCACGCGTCCCTCTCGGCCGCGCGCTCCGGACGGCCTGGGGCAGCGTCGAGCTCCATCGCGTGGCGCACGCAGAGCACGCCGTCTCCGACCGCGCGGCGACCGATGGCACCGACCATGCGGCCGCAGATCGCGCACGGCTTCTCCGGCTCGAGCGCGCCGGGTGCCTGCGGCGCCGCGCCTCCGAGCCTGTCGGCGATCGCGATGAACTTGGCGACCTGCGACTGGTCGCGGCAGATGAGCTCGAGGTCGTCGAAGCGCGCCCCTCGGTCGTTCGCCCCCATGTGCCACTCGCTCGCCCTGCACCCGTCGATCGCGCGCTGCAGCTGCGCGACGGTGATCCCCTCGCGCAGCCGCGCCTCGACCTTCGCCCTGCGCTTGCGGTCGAGCTTCGTCGGGAGCTCGCCGGGGCGCTTGCCCATGACCTGGCGCCAGTAGGCGAACACCTCGGCGGCCTGGGCGCCGTAGTCTGGCCCCCGAGGCTGCGCGGTCTCCTCGGGCGTTGCCGTCGTCGTCGGCTGCTGCTCCTGCGCAGGCTCGACCTGCCCTTCGAGCACAGAGCCGTCGGCGTCAGCCGACGTGTCTGTTGTTTCTTGTGTGGGTGCGGGTGTGGGTGTGCGAGTCCTCCCGTTCGGCGGTCGCTGTCCGGACTCAGGCTGGTCGCCGTCTGGACGCTGACCGGTCACTGACCGGTCACTGACCGCCGCTCCAGCGAGGCGCGCGCCCTTCTCGCGTCGCTGAGACTCCCGCGACCGGCGCTTGCGGACGTAGTCCGGCGCGTGATCCCACAGGTCGTGGACGTGATACTCGCCGTCGACGACGTCGAGGAAGCGCGACTCCGCAAGCGCGGACGCCAGGGCTCCAGCCTCCCCGGTCCACTTCGCCAGGAACTCGACGTCTCCGGCGTCGCCGAGGAGCTCGTCCCCGGACTCGTAGGCCACGTCCCAGAGCAGCTCGAGGTGGCCGCGTGCGGCGACCTCGCTCCCGATGAGCCGCGCTAGCCGGGCGAACTTCCGGTGTCTGGTGAGACCTGGGCGAGCCATCACTTCACCCCGTCGAGGCACAGACCGCAGATCGGCGCCTCCATCTGGTGGTCGGCGAGCGGGAACGTCCGCTCGAAACCTGGCCGCGGGCGTCGGTAGAGCGGCGCGACCGAGCCACACTGCGAGCAGCTGGCCGCACTTCGCCGGCCGTGAGCGATCGCCGACTCCTGGGCCGCGTGCGTGCGCGCGTCGAAGCGCGCCATCGCCCTACCCATGGCTCGCCCCCGCGCGTTGCGCCTGCCAGCGCTCGACCCACTCACGCAGCCACGCCGCCTCGAGCTCCAGCGCGTGCTGGCCATGTTCGAGCACGGCTGCATCTATGGGTATGCCGAGCATGTCGCAGCAGCGCCCGTGGACGTAGGCTCCGGCGTCTTCTACGGCGCTGTCGAGCGCGTCCTCGTCGAGCCGCGCACCGATTTCGCGCAGCAGCGCGCGCACCACGCGCCGACGCCGGTCTTCCTCGAGCGAGCCTGCGCCGCTGAGCATCAGCAGCCGATGCCGCGCGAGCGCCGATTGCGCCTGCGCGTAGGACTCGAATCTCTCGCACGTCTCGCAGGACGCACCAGCGAACGTGCACCGGGCGCGGTCTGGCCATCGCGCGCACTCAGCCATTCCGGCCCCCGTCCTGCGCTCGCGCAGTCCCTGCGCTCGGCGTCCGCTGGGCCCGCCTGCGCTCCCGCGTCAGCCGCGCATCTCTCTCGTGCTCGGTCTCGGCGCGGCCATAGCAGTGGTCGGCACGCCGCCCGGCGAGCTCGTCAGTGACGACGGTGCGCGGCAGCCGCGGCGGCAACTCGTCGCTCGGCATTGGAGGGAGCGGCTCCTCCTCGCGCAGGTCCATGCACGACCGCACCGCGTACACCCAGCACTCTTCGGGCGTGCGCCGCGGCGACTGCGGATCGAGCCACTCGCGGAGCCATGTGCGGCGAACTCTCTCAATCTGACCGGAGGAAGAGCGAACAGGCCGCTCGGTGCGCTTGTAGTTCCTGCGCGACTTCGACCGGCGCATCGCGTTGAACCGATCGCGAATCGCGCGCTCCTCGGTCCTGCGCTCAGCCAGAACGCGCTTCATCTCCTCCGGCGAGACGAACCAGCCGGCCGGAGGGCGCCGCGAGCTGCTGATGTGCTTGTTCGTCGGGCGGTACTCGCCGATGCCGAGCCGCTCGCAGATCTTCCCGAGCGCGCGCCGGCAGCCGAGCCCGATCGTCCGCTCTGCGCTGGTCGTCATCATCACTCCTGCCCGCATGCCGGGCACGGCCGCCCGGAGCGGTGGTAGTCGAGCAAGACGCACGGTGCCGTCTCCGCGTCCCACGCCTCGGCGACCTCGCAAGTCGCCCCGCGCAGCCGGCGCTCGAAGAGCACCCGGCAGCGATTCGCGCGGGCCAGACTGCGGTGGATGTGGCCGCAGAAGCGCGGTGCGCTCGCGCCTGGAACTCTGGCTACGGCCACGAAACGCGTGTGGTTCATCGCAGCCCGCCATCCGCCTGGCGCTCCGCGCCAGCCCGGTTCCGCGTCGGATAGCGAAGAGCCGAGCGAAGCTCCGTCTCGGAGGTTGCCTCTCCGTGCCGCCGCAGCACTCGAGCAAGGCCGCGAGCGACGACCTGGCTCACGCCAATCCGGCCCGCGCGGATGTCGCACATCCTCTGCGGACTGATCCTGGCCTTCCTGGCGAGTTCGATCGGCCGCATCCCTGAGCGCTCCAGGAACGGCTCGATGATGTCAGGAAGGCTCCTCTGTCCCGTTGGTCCCATAGCCGCCAGTGTATACCATTAAATGGTAACGCCAGCAACCGGCCCGCAGCCTATTCCTGTCAAATTCTTGCCCTTGGTATACTTGAATGACAGAGTGAATCACCGTTGTTTCAACGGTTTGCGCTCGTGAGGACGATCAATGGCAGGACGCGCACGTGATCCATCTGGCTACTCGCTGGGCAAGGAGCAGACGCTCAAGGTCATGCGTCGGGTTGAGCAGCGACTGAAGGAGCGCCCAGCGGATGAGCAGACGTGGTCATGGCTCTCGCGGAGGACCGGCATCATCCAGGGGCACCTGAGCAACTTCAAGAGCGGCAAGCGCCTCCTCCAGCGACGCCAGGTGGTGATGATTGCCGAGGCCCTCGGCGCGCAGGAAAACGACCTGGTTGCAGGAGTTGCTCCGGTCCAGTCGTCCTCGAGCGAAATCCAGATCGCAAACACTCCGGGAGAACAGGTCGGCACTGGTATACTGCCGACCGGTCTTCAGGAGTTCTTGGATGAGTTCGGCGACAAAGTCACGCCTGAGGAGCGACGGCTCCTGGAAACGAGCCACTTCCAGCATCCGAGCGGAGCTCGAATGGACCGCGACTTCTGGTTCGCCGTCTGGCGCGCTTGGCGACATGCTCTCGACCCTGTCGGAGGGAGCGGCGGATCGCCTTCTTAAGGAGAGCGGACTCGAGGCGGGAGCGTCCGCGACCGAGATCGCTGCAGCTCTAGGCTACCGAGTCGTCGAGTCTCCGATGCTGCCGCCGCACTGCCGCGGGATGAGCAGCCCGAGAACGACCACCATCCTGGTTGCACCCTGCTCCTACCGCCCGCGGCGAGAGCTGACGATCGCGCACGAGCTCATCGAGTTGTCCATTCCCGATGATGTGCGGAAGGACGACTGCCTGTGCGAGCGCATCTGCCAGCGCGGGGCCGCTGCGCTTCTCTTGCCCCAGCGCGAATTCATCTCCTCCATGTTCGACTGCGGCTGGGAGTTGCCAGCAGCTCGTCGTCGCTGGAAGCATGCCTCGTGGGAGGCCATCGGAAGCCGCCTGTCCGATCTTCTCCCAGGATTCTCCAGCGCTGCGTGGTCGGATCTGCAGCCGAAGTGGCGGCGCCCTGAGCCTGCGGCGACAGGCGCCGAGCTCGCGGCTGTCCGAGAGGCGTACAAGCGCGGCCGGGGCAAGTGCCTGAGCGCTGGGAATCTCGCGCTGGCGTGGCATCTGGTGAGTCGGCGCGGATTCCGCTACGCGGTCTCGATCTGCCTGCCTGTTTCCTAGTCGCCCGGCGGCATACCAGCCGCTTCCGCACGCCTTGACTCTTACCATGTCTTGGTATACCGTTCTTTTCGTCGGACGGCACACGGGCGGTGACGGTGGGCAGGTTGAGCGGAGCGGCTGCAGGCCACTCCGAGGTGTCGGTGGAACGGAGCGGCAAAGCGCCGTAGGCGCGCTGACCTGAGCCGAGGACTCACCCTCGCGCGAGCGGACAGGTGGCGCTGCTGATGGCGCAGAGCCGGACCGAGGAACGAGTAGCGAATCCAACCAGGTCCAAACCAGGGTACGCGCCGGGCTTCCGCTCGGCGCGAGCGGGAGAGGTCTTGCCGATGTGCGCCAAGTACGTGGTCGTCAAAGGGAAGCTCTGCGAATCGATCATCATCTTTCCGCGGCACGAGAGGCACAGCGACGTCGCCGAGCGCATGGGCGGCGAGGTGGTCTCGGCCGGCTTCATGAGCATCGCCGGCGAGCACGTTGACTGCTTCGGTGAGAGCGAATCGCTCAAGCTTGGATCTCGCCCGGCGAAGGACGAGCAGCTCGCCCGCATGGCCCTCGGCCTCGAGGTGGCGTGATGCTCGATTGCCACCTCAATCCAGAGCCAGAGCAGCTCATCGAGTGCAACGACTGCGGACGCATGACCGACGTGGCCGAGCAGCGCAACGGTTCATGGCTCTGCGAGGACTGCTGCGAGCACGGGCCGCGCCCATGCGAGTGCGGAGAGTGGCACGGCGGAAGCGGAGAGCTGTGCGAGCTGTGCGAGGCCGAGATCGAGCCGAAGAAGGAGACTGCGTGATGCCGTGCGTCAGTTGTG